TTAATAAACCCGACTGTCATCGTATTCCAGATAATCGATATCCAGCGCCGGAACGACCGGGGTATGGTTTTGCAGCCAGGCCAGAAGATGCTGAATGCTCTCTCTTTTGAGTGAATTTTTTGGCCAGACGAGGTAGTAGCCATCCCCCGTCGCAATAGCTTCCCTGAACGGCAGGCCCAGCAGGCCACTTTTCAGGGCATCAAGCGTGAGATGCAGGTCGGCGATAGCGATGCCGTGCCCGTTCATCGCGGCAATACTTCCCTGTTCAAGGGTATCGAACACCATACCGCTGCTCATATCGAGCCCCGGGAACAATCCTGTTCTTCGCAGCCAGCGCCGCCAGTCACGTCTGTCCGGTGAAGGATGGATCAAATCGCATTGCGGAAGCCGTTGCCGGGCCGGTTCGATAAGTGATGGGGTACAAACCGGGATAAGCCATTCATGAAAAAGCAGCTGACTCTCCGTTGTGTCACCAAAACGGCCATTACCAAGAAGGATGGCGCAGTCGTAGGGCTCAAGATTGAAATCAACGGTATCAATGTCCATCCAGACGCTGGCAATCTCAACCTGTGGTTTTGCATGGTTGTTGCGAAAAGATCGCAGCACGTCGAGAAGCCATCTCATGGTCAGGGTGCTGGGTGCTTTTAACCGCAGCAGGTGGTTTTCACTGCGAAATGCCCGGCAGGCCCATTCAATGCTCGTGAAGCTCTCGTTCAGCTGTCCGGCAAGCACTCGCCCGGCTTCAGTGACCTCCACGCGAGGACCTTGCCTTTTGAAAAGCTCGCAGTCGAACCACAGTTCAAGGGTACGAACATGTCTGCTGACCGCACCCGGCGTAATATTGAGCGTTTCAGCGGCTTTACTGAAGGAGTTCAACCGCGCAGCAACTTCAAACGCACGCAGTGCATACAATGGCGGTAAAGACATAACGTCCCTTAAATGAAAATTTCATTATGCTAAAACTTGTTCCGGGGCAACGCCAGCAAGTAAATTATGGAGAAAAACAATGATCCCCAATATACCGAGTCATATCGATATGGGTCAAAATCGATATGCAAAAAGCTGCGGACAAACTCGTAGCCATTAGCAAAGATGTTTATCTGAACGGCTGCAACAGCGATTACAAACACCATATATGCGATAAATAGCGGGTATTTATGCAGCCTGTTAACTTTTAGTTTCCCGAGATAAAGCAAGAAAAAAATTGCAACAGATACAACAAAATAGACGATGGCAGGCCAAACGGGTGGATGAAGCGAAAATTCTAATTCTTGTGACATAATCAATTCTCTTTAGCTATCTGGTACATCTGCCATCCCGTAATGCTCCCAGTGGTCAAATCCAGCGCCATTGCGGTTTTAGATGCCTCTTGTCAACCGTAGTTCATATCCTGTACGTTCGAGAGCTTGTCGCCGGAGAACAATGTTTTGATCATTTGTTGATACCCTTGCCCAGCCCATTTGCAAGCTCTTCCACTTTTTCTAAGGAAAATCCAAATGAAGTTATCTGCGAAGCTGCCGCAGGGCAATCGATGAAACGGAGATATAAGAATTTACGCGATAAGGAAACGCCCTCGACGCATAATGATCGAAAAATTATGGTTGTGCATGGGTCAGGCACGAAAAATAAGATTTGTTGTCAGGAAGGGGGAATTGCAGGCACAAAAAAACCACCTTTCGGTGGTTTCACGACACTGCTTATTGCTTTGATTATTCTGCTTTTCCCATGGTAGCCGGAGTGGGACTTGAACCCACACAGCGCGAACGCCGAGGGATTTTAAATCACGCGTGTTATCTAGTGTAATCAGATAGATACGTTTTATTTTCACCATTAATTCATAATTTTATGATCAAATGAATCAACTGCTTACGGGTAACAAAAAATCATAATGGCGAAACTTTTTTGGTCCGATCACTGACAAAGAAGTGTTGTGGAGCGGAGGTCAAAATTCTCTCGTGCCGATCAAAACCACACAAAAAAACCAGCCGCTTATGGCTGGTTTTTTTCAGTGACGCATGGGGAATTTTATCTATATTGCAGGGCAATCATCATCTAATGCACGATTGATGAAGAACGTCACCCTACCCAGCACTTCCACTTCTTCAAGCGCTGATCCCTCAATCGCTTCACCATCATCCGTAATGAGTGCCTTGCCCATGAGTTTTGCAAATTGTGTGTGGCCGTCGCACAAAATTAACAACACATCTCCAGGCGTCTTTTTCGTTGCTGGCTCTATGACCGCAAACCCCATATCAGTTTCGAGCAACCTACTATCCGCCCCGATGTTGCACAGGATTGCTGGGGAAAGTTGACGCTCAACATAATCAGCAGCTGGTGATGCGAATCCCATCAGTGCACCCTCCCCATGTTACGCAGGATCCAATAGTGGTTATCGCTGCCGTCGGTGGTCTTATCAGCGAAGCCCGGCTGGTTGCGCTCTATCCAGGCATTCGCTTCTTCGCGCGAGTAGTGCCAGTTGAACTGCCGCAATTTCTCTATGAATGCGTCTGTGGTCAGGTAACGATACCCCTTGGGGTTTAACTCTATGGCCGCAACAAACGCGGCATGAATGTCTGCTGTGCGTGGCATAATCACCTCACAAAATAACTGTATAGATATACAGTATCGTCAAATATGAGGGTCGATCAAGTTTCACAGTGGTGCTAAACTTCAGACCTTTCCGTATTGACTGATTTATATAATGTTAAAGCTCTTTGCTAAGTACACATCAATCGGCGTCATTAACACGCTCATTCACTGGGTTGTGTTTGCTATCTGCATATACGCGTTTCACACAGGTCAGGCGCTTGGTAACTTCGCCGGATTCGTCGTGGCAGTGTCATTCAGTTTCTTTGCAAACGCCAGGTTCACCTTTAAGTCCTCGACAAGTACGATGCGCTACATGCTGTATGTCGGGTTTATGGGAACCTTGAGCGCAGCTGTTGGTTGGGCTGCCGATAAGTCTGGCATGGCTCCGATCGTGACTCTCATTCTTTTCTCCGCCATCAGTCTGGTGTGCGGATTTATTTATTCAAAGTTCATTGTCTTTAGGGATGCGAAATGAAAATTTCTCTGGTCGTTCCCGTCTTCAACGAAGAAGACGCGATACCGATTTTTTATAAAACGGTTCGGGAATTTGAAGGGCTTCAGCAGCATGAAGTAGAGATAGTCTTCATCAATGACGGCAGCAAAGACTCTACAGAATCAATTATCAACGCGCTTGCTGTTGCCGATCCGCTTGTGGTTCCACTGTCGTTCACTCGCAACTTTGGTAAAGAGCCAGCGCTTTTCGCTGGTCTTGATCACGCCACCGGTGAAGCAATTATCCCTATTGACGTTGACTTGCAGGACCCTATCGAAGTCATTCCGCACCTGATAGAGAAATGGCAGGCTGGGGCCGATATGGTTCTGGCTAAGCGATCAGACCGCTCTACGGACGGGCGCCTGAAACGAAAGACCGCTGAGTGGTTCTATAAGCTGCACAACAAAATCAGCAATCCAAAGATCGAAGAAAACGTTGGCGACTTCCGTCTGATGTCTCGCGAGGTAGTGGAAAACATTAAGCTAATGCCAGAACGCAATCTGTTCATGAAGGGTGTGCTGAGCTGGGTTGGCGGGCGAACCGATGTTGTTGAGTATGCCAGGGCCGAGCGAGTGGCCGGCAGCACGAAATTTAATGGCTGGAAACTGTGGAACCTTGCCCTAGAGGGGATTACCAGCTTCTCTACTTTCCCGCTTCGCATGTGGACGTACATCGGCCTGTTAGTTGCCGGTGCTGCGTTTTTGTATGGTGCATGGATGATTTTCGACACGCTGGTATTCGGAAATGCAGTACGCGGATATCCTTCATTGCTGGTTTCTGTACTTTTCCTTGGTGGCATACAGTTAATCGGGATAGGAGTTCTTGGTGAGTATATTGGCAGAATCTATGTAGAAGTTAAGAAAAGACCGAGATATATTCTTAAGGGAAAAAAATGAGATTTCATAAGTCAGATAAACTTATATTTTTGCTAGCCGCTTTATTCAGCCTTCCATTTTTGTTGAATGCTGAATTATTTAAGGACGACTTATATAGGGCTGTTTCTGGAGATCCGAGCTATTGGGATAAAGATAGCCGACCGCTAACAACAGTACTAATGAAGGTGTTAAATCTAGGGGGTATGATAACTGATGTATCTCCTCTATCCTTTATCCTTGGTATGGTATGTATGATAATATCCGCCATTATAATTTCAAGGGCCATATCATCTAACAGACCTTCATATTTCTCATCAGCATTCGCATCGCTAATATTTTTAAATCCTATGTTTATAGGTAATGCAGTATTTTCATTTGATAGTGCCACCATGGGTGCGTCTATAGTAGTCGCGATTGCTTCAGCATATTTCTTTTACAATAGAAGTTATATCGATGTCGTCTGGAAAATCGTCGCAGTAACTTCTGTCATGTCAATGTATCAGCCTTCTTCTGCTCTTTTTGTTACAATGACAGCCTTTATTGTTATTGTAAAAATACTTGAACATGAGAGCGGGTATATCAAGGGATTGATATTAAATGCCATTTCTTTTGTTGCCGGTTTCACGATTTACACCCAAGTGGTGCAAAAAATTTATCCGCCAAATGAATATGCCTTGAGAAATTCTCAGTTTATTGATTTTCATAATGGAATTCTTACCGGATTACATGATGCTTTTAGTCGAAATCTTGATCCTGTGATAGGCTCAATGCCTTCTATTGTTAAGGCTACTTTAGTAATTACTTTGGCAATATCAGTAGCTTGTGTAATCAGGTGCGCTTTTTCACGTGATTACAAAATACAAGATCGTATATTATTAGTAGTTAGTTTTGCATTCTCACTGATAATGTTCTCTGGTTTTTCTCTAGCCGTGAAATCAGACTATGTTATGCCTCGCGTGCTAATGTCACTTGGCTTAACGCTATGCCTTGTATTCTTCATGGCACACAGACTAATAGGATTTAAAAAAATATCATATCTGGCATATGTTATATTTGCAGCCAACTCAATTAACATATCCTATTCATTCAACAATGCCATAAAGCATCAGAATAAATTTGACTCAGTTATTCTGACTTCAATATCTTCCGCGCTGCATCAAAACGGTATAAAGACCATTGACAACATTAATATTTCAGGATGGCCTCCAGTTTCTCTTCCTACTAAAGTTGCCTTTAGAAAATACCCATTCTTTAAAACTATCATGCCGCAATATCTTTCAAGCACTTGGGGTATCGGAGCGGTAGCTCCTTACTATGACATCACATACAAAAATAAGTTCTCTAACAATTTAGAGTTAAAGAAAAAGATTATTTCGAATGGTGTTAAGATATTTACTTCTTGTTCGGTAGATGTCTTTTCTGATAGAAAAGATGTTCTTTTAGACTTTACAAATAAATGTTAAAAAAGAGGGGCTTTCGCCCCTCTCCGCCCTGATTAAATTTTAAAGAACATAATGCGCAGTAGATCTAACAGATAATGTTTGTCCGCTTGTTCCTTTATTTATCAATCCAATCTTCCCTCCAGAGAAACCAGCGACTTGTTGCGTAACGGTCGCTCCACTAGTTGGCTTAACTGTAATGGTCGGAGTTGTTCCAGACAGGCCAGCTGTGAGCGTGACCTCACCTGTCACATCGCAAGTCAATGTGCCGACAACAGTAAGAGCGCCGAAAAGCATAGTCGAGATCTCAATGCCGGTCGCCACTCTCTTGGCAACAACTCCACTTTGTGAAGTGGGTTTGTAGTAAAAAACAACACCACAATCAACAGGCAAAGCTGAAAGGACAACATTCTGATCATTTGATGATTTAGTGGCACCATACATATCAGGCGCTTCATCATTTGCTGTTTCTGCACCATAAGCTAATAAGAGATCTGCTTTATCCCTTACCTGCCCGTAAACACCCTTTATCGCATTTGCAGCTAGGAATACAGAGGCGTTCTGAGAACATGATTCGTTCAGCTCTCCTCTGAATAACAGAGCGGGAGGGTATACTTTTGACGGTGTACCATCGTAAACAATCTCAATCTGATTCAGTCCTTTTTTAAGTATTCCGGTTCGAGTGGTTAGTTTGTTCGCAAACGATGAGACGCCATTACTCGCGATATTACCCGAAAAGAATGCTGCATTACGGTTATCTTGTTGTCGGATAGAGACGGAGTTAGCGCGACCTGCTGCAACATATGTTGGGTTATACGGTTCAAAAATAACCATTGATATATCAGAAGTATCACACCAGACAAAATATCGTATGGTTAAATTTTCAGTAGCTGGGGAAACCACGCCCCAGCCAGTTAAACCATTAAGATACGTGTTTCCACTCAACCGCTCCATACCAACGCTGTACGTGCTACCAGACGGGAAACCAAATGGCTGGATATCATTATCAACTGTTGGTACGAAGTTATTCCCTTTTTTCGCAGTATGGACTCTATACGGCATAACAGCCTTTGCTGCATATGCGCCAATATATTGATGCCCCAGAGGAGCATAATGCGTGCTATCAAAAGTGCCATCTGTCGGGCGCCGCGCAATATCTTCAAGCGTATAGCTTCCGAGGTCTCTGTACATCTCAGTTACTGGCTGAGACAGATCAAGGAACTCGACCGCAGGGAACAGGCGTTCAATATGCTTCTTGATTGATGCTTCTAGTGCCGCCCACTGTGAGCCATTCTGGTTCATTGAAACAACGCAGACAGCACATCCATAACCCCAAGCCTTGCGAATAAACTGCTCAAAGCGGAACAAATACTGATCGAACCCTAACGTATCCAGTTGCCCGTTATCGTTAACGCCCATGGACATGAAGCAAACGTCTGGCGGAACATTCCCGTATGCAGTGTTTTTGAAGAAGCCATGGTCAAAGTTACGGTTCGCCCACCCATCAATGAGACGTTTACCTGACGATGCACAGTTTTCTGCCTTAAAGATGAATGCGCCATTTTTTGTAAAACGGTTAAGCCAGTCCGTGAAAGTACGGAACCAGGAACCTGCGCCACCATTTCCATTATGGTCGTAGTTCGTTGAAGAAAGATCACCATTTGCGTCCGTTGGGTTGGCTACCCACCCGGCTCCATAAGCACCGTCTGTGATTGAGTCACCCACGATACCAACACGACATTGCGTATTGCGGCGAGCGAACTGGTTTATTACGTTGAATGCAGTGTATTTGCTGCCATGAGTTGCCAGTGAAACGTCAAACACATGTTCGTTACCCCATGGGTCGCGAGTAAGAATTTTTCCTTCACCAGTGAACTTGGTTACATCATCATCAGGCAGGAAATTACATCGCAGCTGCACACCCTTCGGAACATAAATTTGTCCTGTGTAAGCGTATACTGCTGCGCGGTTATCGGTCGTGCTATCAATGACGACCCCTGGAACATACTTTACAGCCAATGCGTCACTGCGGTATTTACCGTTGCTTAGCTCGGTCCTTAAAGCGGCATCCCCAACACTGACCCACTTCCCTTCACCAATACCGCCGGTGCTATCGGGAGTAGATGCCGGGGGAACATCTTTGGGCTCTGTAAGGTCTCCGTCCCATCTGTAATATTCCCCGTTGCTCTTCCAGCGCAGGCACTCGTTAGCAAGGCTAATGGTGCTGCCATCTTCAAAAGAATCCTTCGTGATATAGCCATAATTCAGAATTGC